TATTATGAAGAACTTTGCAACCCATAACCTTTTGCTAAATAATCAAAAGTTCTATCTACTGCTGAACCACTTGAATTCACAAAAGCGATTGTAAAACCACTTACAGTTTTTGAAGTAATTGTAAAAACATCTCCTGTTGCCATATTTTGTGCGGCAATACCCAAAGATGGAACTGCATAAAAAGGATTTGTATAGGTTATAGTTTTAGAACCTGAGCTTGTTGTTAAATTACTTTCAGCAAAAACTCTTTCTTCCATATTTAATTTTATTTGAATATTTTTTACATTACTTGATGTTTGGTCATCATCATTTGTTAATTTTAGTCTAAACTTAGCAAATTTAAACTTAAATGTAGCTGATTGAGTTATGTCAACAAAATTAGTACAATCGGCAAGAGATGTAGTTGAAGTAGCAATTTGTACTCTGTGAAATGCGTGTATTTGTTCTGTTCCATCAAAAGGTGCTTTAGCTTCATCAAATAACAATGCACCTCGTCCACTATCAAACTTGTCATATGGATTTTCTGCATCTAAAGTAATTGTAGGTTCAATATTACCATCATAAATTTGTGTAAGTGATAATGAATTACCAAAATTATAGAAACCTTTTGCATCTCTATTACTATTAAAAAAAGTTGGATTTGATGTATTATCTGTTCCCCCTAAATCAAAATCTCCTGATGGACTATCAAAGTTTCCTGAAGTATCATCAAAATTTGTTACAGTATCAAGTGTAAGTATAACATCTCCACTATCATCAATCTTTACAGCTAAAGGAAAAGTTGCGTCCATTTGTGTTGCCGCATCTACTATGTCTGGAGTTTCTGTAAAACTTGAAACAAGTTGATATGCTTGAATACCTGATATGTTTGTTGATACAATACTAGCCTCTGCTGAAGTGTTACTATTTTTATCTACTGCTTTTATTAGATAACTACCTGTTCTAGCTGGAACAATAGCACTATCGCATTTTCTTCTTGGACATCTAACTAAGTTTGAAGAGTTAAGCCAATTAGCACCTGATAAAACATTTTGGTATCTTATTTCATAAAAAGAAATATCAAGGTCCGATTGTTGGCTTGGAGGAGTCCAAGTTAATTTCATATGGTCCTGTCCGTGCATCTCAACAGCAAAATCTTCTACATTACTTGGTGCTTCAACTCCACCAACTATTGTTCGTGACGCTGAAGTATATGGAGATGCTATACCTAAAGTATTTACTGCTCTTGCTCTCACATTGTAAATCTGACCATCAACAACATTAAGCATTTCATAATTTAACTGTATTCCTCTACCAACCACCTTAAAATTTGTCTCTGTAGATTTTTTTGCTTCTACTTGATACTCTCTTACAAATTTGTCAGTTGATGCACCAACTAAAATATTTAATCTAGTGATAACTATACCATCAGCATATTCAACAAGTTCATCAGAAAGAGTTAATGATGCTGGTGCTGTAATACTTGTTGGATTAGCTAAAGTAGTATCAGGTATTGTAGGAACTGCTGATTGTGTAGCAAAAGTATAAAAACTATCTTGATGCTCTACTAAGTTAAGATTTACAGTTTGGTCTTTATTTAATGTTACTCCAATAACCCTAAATGCTTTTGCTGAAAAAGATGGAGTAGCATGAGTAATAGAAACAATGTCTCCCACAATTAGGTTCATAGCTTCCCCACTTGTTTTTAATGAAACCCTCAATCCATTTCTTGAACGTCTAAGTATGACCTCTGCATGTTCCTGAGCTTGATGAAAACTTGTAAGTCCTTGTAATGTAAATCTTCCCTCTAAAAGCTCTCCTCCGTCTGATGTTTTCATTGTTGCGTGTTGGTCAGCACTTGGTAAACTACTATCATCATTTGGGGGGAATGATGCTGTATTGTTTCTAAAATCTAAATCAACATCAGGAAAATCAATTAATACTCTATTGTATTTATTATTTTTATCCTCTGATTGAACATTTATCCCACCAATGATGTCACTTTCTGTCAAGGTCATTACACTTGAACCTGTACTTTCAATAGTGAATTTATATTTTCCACCAGCATAAGACATTAATCCTCTTGAGCTTAAAAGAAGTTCTCTAATGTTATTTAAAACTTTGTTTCTTGTATCTAAAACAATGTTCATATCTAATAAATTTATTTGCGTTCCTGATGAATTATCTATTGGGTCGGTTACATTTGAACCTGTAGGGGTTATGTTTGTATCAGCTACTTGAGATGCAGTAAAAAAAGTAGGTATGTCAATATTAGCAATCGGAACTCCTTTACCAAATCTTGTATTAGTTAAATAATCTAAAACTACAAAAGCTGGATTGGTAGAATATTGGTCTGTTGTTTCGTTTGAAGAGCTATCAAATGTAGATATTTTTCTTCCTTGTATTAAAGCATTTATAGTTGGAACTCTTGAAAAAACATCAGGATTAAATCTGAATTCAAAAGCTAAATATCCAACTCCTCTAAGTCTGTGATTTGAAGTCCAATCATCTAAATCATCATCAATGATAGAAGCCGCAACTTGACTATCATCTCCATCAAAAAATTGCATTTTTACATGTGATTGGTTTGTAGTAGAGCCATCAGGGTTTTGTATATCTGCAAATTTACCATAATAAATTGTTTGGTCTGTAAATGAGCTGGGAGAAGTCCCACCTGAACTGTCTGATGTATTAAAATCTGTTACTTCAATATCATCTAAAAAAATTTTTTTACAAGCATTTAATTTTCCCTCTCCTAAGACCAAAACCATATAGAGAAATTCATTATCATTACTTGTTTGAACAAATACTAAAGTCCCACCTACTCGTCTCATTCCATAAATTAAAGGTATACCACCAGAACTTGATTTTTTATTTACCAAAACTCCATCAGTTCTTGCTGTAGGGTCATTAAAACCATCATCAAAGTCTGGCATATCAGGTATCGGAATAAGCCAAGAAACAACATCTTCTATAATGTCTACAATACCCTCAAAAATATCTTCTATAAAATCAGTGATTGGGTCAAAAATATCATCTATAAAATCTGGAACGCTACACATTAATTAAATCTCCAATTTTTTCCCATATCTTCAAAGCCTAGTTTTTTTAGTACAGGGTCAATATTTAATTTAGTTGATATAGATAAATTAATACAATCTTTTTTTGCAATCTTTTGAACTCCACCTAAAAGGTTTCTAAAAATTACAAAGTTTCTATATTTTGGTAAAACATAAACAAAATGAATATTATATAAAGGTTTATCACTCCACCAATGAGTTGTTTTATAAAATGCAATACAACCAATAATTTCTTCACTATCATTAAAACTACAACAAATTATTTTTCCTCTAGTTATTAAAGTGTCTAATGTTTTAAAAACTTTATCTTCTGAAATATCTGGTAAATTTATATCTCTTAAATCTCTTTTAAATTTTTTTAATAATTCAAAAAGGTTATCTAAATCTTTTTCTTCAGCTTGATAAAATCTGTAACTATCCACTATTACCCCACTTCAAGTCTCTTACTATTTGGTCCGCAAACTCAAAACCTTTGTCTCCAGAAAAAAATCTTTGTTGAGTAGAATTGTTTGTAATTCTACCATTTACTTGCATTGAATTAGCAAAATAACTTTCCAAATCAAATTTTAATGTAGCTGTTGATGTATTATCAACTATTTGAAAACTATTTATAAAGCCATGATATAATAAAAAAGGATTATTAATTATAGCACCAGAACTATCAAGAAATGCTCTAAATATTTTTACTTCATCATGTATAACATTATTATTTAAAACAAGAGCAATATAGGTCTGGTCAACCCCTGTTACTGTTAAATTTAATCTTGAAATTTGAACTCCTTGACTTTCAGATACGTTTGAAACATCAAGCAAAACTCCTGAAGATAAGTATGTTGTAGAACTACCTGATATACTAGATGTTAATGGAAAACTATTCTCTGTAAATGCTAAACTAGAACTAGCAAGGGTTATGTTTACTAAATGCACAGCATTTATATTTTTTGTATTTAATTCTGTTACAAGGTCGCTATGTAGTCCTCTTGACATCAGAAAGCCTCAACAACATCAATCTCATAACTAAAAAGTAATTCTCCATCTTTATCAGATACATTACTTTGAAATTCTTGCATATCACTCATAAGTCTTACTGTAATTGGAACACTATCAAATGTTATAGCTGAACCTGATACTGCTGATTTTAGAGGTGGTTCAATAGTCAATGCACCTGAAGATAAATCTGAATTATCTGCTACAACCATATAAATTTTATTATGATTAGCAAATTTTATTAGGTCTCCAGCTAATAAACTTCCTGACCTTGTTCCTCCAAGTGTTATTGAAGTTGCACCAGCACTTGCAGTTCCTGTTGGACTACCAGCAACAGTTCCTTTTGCGTTACCTATATATGCTGGAAGTGTAATAGTAAAAGTTTCTTTTCGTGACCTTTGTGCAATTATAAAAGCCATTAATGGACTTATCTCTGCTCTTGTTTTTAATGGAAAAGATAAAGTAAAACTAAATCTTTGTCCGTCTATTTGTCTTGTAAATTGTGTTCCATCATCAGCTTGAGATACAAGAGTTCTTTGATTAGACTTAAAATTTATAGCCTGAAATTCAGTTAAAGGTAATGAGCCACTCATACTAAAACAGGTCTCCCTTTGTCTGTTACTGCTTGATTTATGATATTCACTATAGTCCCTCTTTCATTGGATAGTAATGACCTAAAACCTCTAGTATCTACAGCATTAATTGTAAAATTCACATTTACAGAACCGCCCATATTTCCAAGTTTGTTATTGGGAGTTACTTGCATATCTTTTCTTGGCATAATTAATTCTGGTCCTCTTTCCCCTACGATTGCTGGTTGATTTGCTCTTGCTATACCACCTCTTTCAAAACCTTTAATTTTATTTACTAAACCCATACCAAACTTGATAGCTAATCCTGTAGCCGCAATATTAAATGGGAAAGGTATACTTGCAAAAGTTTTTAATGCACCCTCATAAACACTTCGCAAAGCTCTTCTAATAGTAGACATTAATAACATAGACTCTGATTTAGCTATTGCCGCTTGTATTGCTTGACCTATTAATGCTTCTACTAACATTCTCGTAATACTTTTAGCTAAGTTTTGAAAATTTAATTTTCCTGTCATTACAAAATCTGTCAAAGCTGATTGTAATTTTTTCACACTATCCATTCCAACATCTTTAAAACTTTGGAAAGCAGTTTTGCCCTCTGATGCAAATGCTTTTATTCCCTCTCTAAACCCATTTAAAGCACCTGAGTTTTGTTCTAGTTTATCTTTTATTTCATCAAGTTCATCAATATCAAGACCTATTTGCACATCTTCAGATTGAGATTGCATTGTTTTAATTTTTAAAAATTCAGCTTGAAATTCTTGTAATGCTTTTATTTCTTTTTCAATTTCTAATTCTTTTTTTAAAGTATTAATAATTTTTTGTAATTGTTCTTCATCTTCTTTTCTTAAAGCAATTTTTTCTTTTATTAACTTCTTGTCTCTTTCTGACATTCCTGTTTGTTTATCTTCAAATCTTGCTTGTAAAATATTCCTATCAATTATTGCGTGTTTCTTTTCTAACTCTGTTTGTAATATTTCTTCTTCTATTGTTTTTTGTCTCATACCTATTGCAACACTATCTCTCATTTGTTGCATGGCTTTACCTAATTCTTTGTTGTGAATTTTTAATTTGTGATTTCTTTCTTCTTCTAAAATTAAAAGCATAGCATTAATATCTTTCATATCTGATGCTTTGTTTCTGTCATTTTCGGACATCAATTCTATTTTTTTATTTTCTAAATCTGATATTGATTGATTTAATTCTTTTAAAGACATTGAGCCTGTATCAAGTTCCCCTTTAAATTCTTTGAACTTATGAATTAAAAAACCCATAGCTGAGGCAAAAACAGTTATTGAACCAAAAATAATATTTCTTCTTGTTGCTAAATTGAATCCTGTCATGGCAACTGTTAGAGCATTTATAGATGTTACCATTCCTGTAAAAAATGTTGCAACCTTTAAAGCTATTATTCCTTGAAGAACAAGTAAAAAGGCATCAGCATTATCTTTAATAAATTTAAAGGCATCTGCTGTTCCTTTTACAGCCACCGCTAAACCTCTTCCTATCTTTTCAGCAAACTCATCTAATCCTTTGGTATTTTCTCCTAAGAAAGTATCTAAGTCTTTGAATTGTTTTTTTAGCTCAGGAAAAAATCCAGCTTGTAAAATGACTCTTTTAAAATTAAAAAATTTATCTCCAATCATTGAGAGAGTTCCCTCAAGAGTTCCAGCTAGTTCATCAGTTGCTTTTCCAAACTCTCCACCTGAACCAAAAACATTTTGAAATGCTTCTACTGTTTCTTCAATAGATACTGTAGCACCAGCTTTGAAACCAAGCATATTTCTTACGCCTTTTTCTCTGAATAAATCAGCCGCACCAATACCAGCACTAAAAGACCTTTGTATTTGTTCAGCCGCAGTTCTAAAATCTAAGCCTGTAGTTGCCGCAACATTACCTGTTATTTCCAACATATTTTGTAAATCTTCAGCATTGTCAGTTACAGTAGCAAGTATGCCTGAACCAGCTTGTATTTCTTCCAATGAAAAAGGAACTTTTGATGCAAATTTATTTAAGTTTTCAAATGCTTTTGCACCCTCTTCTGCATTTTTAAGTAAAAATCTAAACCTTGTTTCTAAATTTTCTAACTCTTTTCCTGTATTGACTAAGTTTCTAATAACCAAACCAGCACCAAGTCCTACAAAAGCATTTCTTACATTGAATATGGAAGATTTTAATTTATCTAGGTTTCCCTTTACAGTATTTAAGGCTCTTTTGGATTTATCCTTAGCAATAATATCAATATTTACTTTTTTTGTAGCCATTATCTTTTGTTCATTCTTTGCTCTTGTTCAGCTTTTTCATTTT